CACCTCTAGTATAGACTTTGAGGGAAACATTTAAATAAGCCCATTTAAACCCTGCAGGTAAATACTCTCTATTTTCTGAACCTGCCACAACATAAATACACGGAAAATCGTTTACTTCATCCCAAAACTTTAGCTTTGGAAAACTATTATTAAATATATTAGTTTCGTAAGGAGATTTACCATTTATAAGTTTAAATCTTGTAGCTAATGCTTTTACTATACTTGTTCTTCTGCTCATACTAATACAGCCCTCATTCTAGAGCCTACTATTGGCATAGCTAACTCACGTATACTCTTACTAATTAGTAACTTTGGATCCCGGCTTCTTGGGTATTGTTGTCTACCGCCTTCTGAGAAGGTAGCATAGGGGTTACGCATGTAGTTATAAAAAATCGAAACCATTCCTGCTCTAGATTCTGATATACGTTCAACGCTGGCAGAATTAGCAAGTCTCCCAGACCTATAGTTGAGTATCTTTTTGTCATTTCCGGTACCCATATTTTTTCGTACCTGTTCAGATAATCTTTCCTGAAGAAGTACCTGAAGATTAGCGATATTTGTAGTAGTATATTTAGTAGTAAGTTTTTTTAATGTTGCAGAAGTTTTAGCTTTATATTTTGACGTGTCTAACTTTACTACTTGTTCTTCTAATTTACTTTTATATTCTATACTTGTAGAACTAGTATAATTATTAGAAGTTTTTTCGCCTTTTAATATAGATAATATACTGGCAGCAATTTGTTGATTTATACTTCTAGAAGTTATTAATTGTGGTAATAAATCTTTATTCTCCACTAATCTTCTAGATAGATTTTTACCTATACCAAATTTTTTTTCTAATTCTGCTTTTTGTAAATTACTGGCTCTAGATTCAAACGTACCTATAGCCATGCCAGCTTCTATAAGCATTTCTAATACTAATTTAGTATTATTATAATTTTTTCGTACAATAATTCTAGTTTTTGCCTGCCCAGTATTTTTAGAGAATACTCTAGTTAGTCTATCTGGTGACATATTTTTTGGTAGTTCTAGCAATGCTTGTAATAATCGAGGGCTTACTAAACCTCTTTTTACTTCTGAGGATCCTTCTTTTGAAGATATTACATCTATCTCCATATGTCCTACATTCTGTAACATACCAAAATTTTTATCTAAATATGCTTGTATTATTTTTCTAGGACTAGTAAAATTTATATGATCAGTTATTTCATCTGAAAATTTAGAGTAATCAAAAGCATTTTTAAAATCTGGGCCTATACGTATAGTAGTAAATTTAGGAAATATTACTAATACTGATTTATCTGGTTTAGATAAATTAGATACAGTAAAAGTACTACCAAATTCTTCGTTAAATACTTTTATAATACTAGTGTTATATTTTACTGCGTCACCTAATTTACTTAACTTAATATTTAATTCTTCCGATGTTACTTTCGGATACTTATTAATATATAAAGTTATTAATTTCTTATAGGTATTATGTAATTCTGTTATTAAACTATCTGCTGATACATTAGCTAATTTGGCTAAATTAACTATAAACTCGGAGTTAGGGTTTAATACATTAGTTGTAATTAGATCTATATCCAAATATAATGAAAATGGCAAGGTAGCATCAATATATGATCTAAAATCCTTATCTTTCTGCTTAATTATATGTTTTACTCTATCTTGATCTTCTCTAACTAGCTGTTTTAACCAAGAAGCCGTATAGAAAGCCATACTATTAATCCCAACTTAACTTATATAAGTTTAATACTCTAGCTATATGTGCTGGCAATGCAGTACTAGTAATATATTCTATCTGTACGCTATTCGTACCAGGTGCTTTTGGACTATGCACGCTACCATCATTTTTTAGATAGTAAGTTACTAGGTCAAATACTGCTACTTTTAAATCTTCTGGTAAAGTTTCATAACCCGCATAGTAAGATACTTTATATCCGTTTATTAGTTTAAGAAATACTGTAGGATTATCTGTAGAAGATACTGGTAGTGGTAGTATTTTATTATTTTCTAAATCTAATACAAAATCTGTATATTCTACTAAATCAGTAGTAGTTTGTCCATAATCTTCACTATACTCTACACCTAAGATAGAAATTATAGGATACTCGCTTAATAGTATTTCTGGGTTTCCTCCATTAAAATACTCGATCTTAGCATCGTTTACAAAGTCTACTAGTCCAGATCTACAATATGTTTTTACAAACTTACTAACTATAGGTATGATTACTTCTATTTCTGAATCTTGATTAGTGCTGGAAATACCAGCGTATGCTTTATATTCTTCCAGTGTAATTAGATCCATATTTATTCCTTTATCTTACATAATGGTTGTCCATTATGTAAGATAGGGGATATATCCCCTATCTTATAAGTTAGATTAACTCCAACGAAGTACTGACACACCTTGACCAAGGTTAGTAGTAACTTGAGCAGCACCAGTACGTAGTGATGCTACTAGTACCTTACGTTGAGTTTCAACTAGGTCTTGAGTATCGAAACGTAGACCACGTTGGTTACCAACAACGAAGTTGCCTGGAGCAACAGCGATAGCGGCGTAGTTAGTTGTAGCACTTGAACTACCACCGGCCTTAGTTGGGAATTCAGAAGATACTAGAACTGGGCTATTGCCAACATGGCCAACCATACCAGTTAGAATTGTAGCTTGAGGACCAGCCTTATCTACTGTTAGGAAGTTAGTATCATCTAATAGATCGTAGTATACGTCAGTAGATACGATATAAATTAGTTCTGAGGTTTCTAGACCCCATGCACCTAGATCCTTACGTAGTGCTCTCATATTAGCAATAGAAGCAGCACCAGTATTTGTAGCAGTTACGGCAGAAGTAGTGTCGTATGTGCAAAGACCTTTAACAGGATCAGCACCTGAACCTACACCTAGTAGGAAGGCCTTATCAACAGCTTTGGCAACTCTGCGTACCATAGCATCGCGTACGATTGGTAGAAGAACGATTAATGAGTCTTCTTCTTCTTCGTATGCAAGGTATTCCATGGTAGCTACCTTGTACGCATTTAGAGTAATTTCTTTCAATTGGTGAGTTTGTGCTGCACCGGGAGAACTTGTAGTACCAAACTGAGCGTTGGTAACCCATGTTGCGTAACCAGCTTCTGGGTTAACTGGTAGTGTCATAACATTAGTTTGCATATTAATGTTACGGAAGATCGGAGCTAGAACTAGCTTACGACGAACTTCAGCTTCCATATTTAGGGATACTTCAAGTTCCCAAGTAGCGGATGCTTGGTGAGCACCAGTCTTTTCGATTAGATCGCGACCAAACTTGGTTCCATCTAATGACTTACCAGTAATCTTACTTAATAGAACAGCTTTTTCTCTATCAGTATAGTCAGCTTCTTTCTTCTTACCATCAGTAAAAGTCATTTTGCTGCTTTGTAGAGCTGCTAGTTCTTTTGCCTTTTCAGCAACAGTAGCTTCTAGACCGTCTAGTACTGATTTAGTAGTAGCTTCGGCTGTTTCTACACGCTTCTGAAGTTCTTCAAGAAGCTTTTCTGTACCTGTAGATGAAGGAGTTACTTTAGCAACTTCTTCCTTGATTCTCTTTTGAAGAGCTTCTTCTTCAGCTAGAGCTTTGGCTTTTGCTTCTTCGGCTAGGCATTGTTCTTTCAAAAGCTTTTCTGTAGCGGCATTTGCGGCCTTTTCGGCTGCTTCAGCAAGCATCTTCTCAATTTCTTTTTGATCCATTTTGAATCCTTCTTTAATTGTGCTATTATCTGCACTAGGTTCTAGCCCTTTAGCTGAGTCACTAGATTTAGCGAATAGCGTTTTAAACGTCTGATACTCATTTTCGCTATCAAAGGATTTCGATAGACTAAAAAGAGAATCTTGATGACACGGCACTGATACGACCGAAATTTCAATCAGTTCTAGTTCTTTGATTACGAATAATTCTGTAATCGAATTGTATTCTGCATCTAGAACCCTGAAACCGACACTAAACGCAGTTAAAACATTATCTTTAATTAAATTAAAAACCTCGGCAGCGGCCGAAATTCTTGCTTTTACCCACAAGCCTTTTTCATCAATCTTGTGTTCTACAACCCTACCTATAGGATCGTCATGATCATGAAAAGCCAATACTATAGGATTTTTTAGGAAATTGGTAATGCCCTCATTCCAAACACTACTAGGTATAACGTCACCAGCTCTATCTGGAACGTTACAGCTGGCATACCCACTGATATAGATACTATCAATTGGTTCGTCTGCTGTAGGTAGCGATTCTTTAGTAAATAGACTATCAAGATGCAGGACTTTATTCTTTAGTTCCATCCATCCGTCTCCTTGTTATGTACTATGCCAGCATTATACATTTGTTAGTATTATAGCACTGGCACGTCGCGTTGTCAAACCATAAATTTTTAAACCATTATTTATTCTTTTGGTACTGGTTTGGGATCCTTTTTGGGAGCACCGCCCTTACCCGGGTCTACAGCAGATCCAGCTATATTAGCGGGAACTCTAAGTTTATCACTTTCTGGATCTGAGTCTTTCTCGTAACGTAGCTCTACTCTAGCTTCATTAGGGCTAATAATACCGCCGTTAGTTAATGTAGTATAATACATAGCTACATCTTTTAATTCAGGTTGTAGAGCAGATACTCCGGTTGTAATAGCTTCTATGTCGTATCCAGTCAATAGTTCCATAGCAGAAACATATTTTCTAATAATAGGTATTACTGTTTCTAAATAAAATAGTTTTAGGTTTGGAGATATATTTGCCTGATTGCCGCCATCCAGTAGTACTGGTGGAACACCTAAGGTCTCTAATATTCTAACATTGTTGGTTTTAATACTAGTATCGAAGTCCATTTCTCTAAAGCTATTTGCCCCAGCTAATGGAACTGGTTTAAGTCCTGAATCTAATATTACTGGTTTCTTACCACCCGATTTAGGATTATATTGTTTTAGCCATTTACTCATAGTTTTATCTTTTGCTATTTGACTTAGTGTATTATCAGTTGTTATAGCTAGATTAAATACTGCTCCATTATCAAAGAAGTTAGACTGAAAGTCCTGCATCTTATACAAAATAGCAATATTTCTATCAGCAGCTTTTAACCTACTAGTACCTCTGTATATAGAGTCACTACTTAAGTCTTTGAAGTGAGCAATCTCACCCGGCATCATAGTAGTTTGAGAATTGTATGTATACTTAGTAATAAATGTTTTAGGGTCTGGATGTATTTCTACGTTTAAGGCTGGTAAATGATACAAAAACGTCCCATCAAAGTATATGAAAGCATTTCCTTCTAGTAGAAAGTCTGTAAATATAGCGTTCCTAAAAGATTGAGTAGACTGATAAGGATTAGGTCTAGAATTTAATAAACTAGCTACTGTTTTTGCTTTAATACCTGGATAGCTACCAGAATGTAATTTGTCCTTAATATCAAAATCTAAACTAGAACAGGCGGAGACTATCATATTTACCCCGCGATTAACAGATTCTAATTTATCAAATGCTTTAGTGTAATTTATACTTGCATCGCTGGAAACTATTGATCCTTCATGCTGATGTATTACTTCTTGTGCTGGATTGGCTTTTTTAAACCAATCTAATGGATTATACCATGACATATTGTCTCCTAAGTAAACTTACTAAAAGATATATGTCCAATATCACGAACTATGTTAGTTTCTCCAGTATGGTATTTATTACGTTGAAGTTCGATCCAGCGCTCCTGCTTATCAGCAGTATGTTTAGGTGGCTTTTTACCATATATTCCATGTAATTGAACGTGGTGTCTGTTACATAGTGTATATACTTTATCGTATATTTCCGTCCTATAAGCCTCAATGAACTCGTCACGTACCTGTAAAATACCTTCGTCTGTAGATATATCATAGCCCATCTTTCTGGACCATTCTTCTAGTAATAGAGTTATAGAATGTGTATGATGCAGTTCTAAGTCTTCAGTAGTACCACAAATATGACAAGTATCTTTCTTGTCATACGCAGCTTTAGCTTTATCTCTAACCCACTTAACAGGGATTCTATTATTTCCAGTATTCTTTGCCATAATAACCACATAAATTACACATCTCAAGAATTATAGCACTATAGTCAAATCAAAGCAAGTCAAATTTTATTGCACACAAAAAAGCCGCTAAACCTTCATAGTCTAGCGGCTTGTTCTACCATAATTTTTTATACCACGGCTTATTAACTTGATTCTTTACTTCTAGTAATGCAGTGGCTATATTCGTTAATGCGTCTATTACCCCAATCTTACGATCTATTACTTCTTCCTGCTTAGTTAATTTTTCTATTGCAGTTTCAGCGGCTTCTCTCCATTTATTGGAATTATCTTCCCATCTAGCAGAAATCTTTTCCCATGCTGCAGCTGAGTCTAGTGCCTTTTTAATCAATGTTATATGTTCTAACGTAGAGTATGTAAATAGTTCTAGATTATTAAACGCTATATCTAAGTCGGAGTCATTAGCTACCGTTGCAGGATTTAGATGAGGTCTAAACTTAGCTCTATATAGTACCTCTAGAAAATCTATATGATCTTCGTGACAAGCTAGTAATACTTCGTATTCCGGCATGCCACTAATATTATATTCATCCTGAAGTTTATCTGGTGCACTATCACTAAGCATTAATTTCTGCAATCTTTCCCAGATTGTATCTAGTTCTCTAGTTTTAGCTATCCAAGCTCTGCCACTTTTAAAAGTTAATTTATAGATTCCACTTTTCATGATATATAACTATGTAGAGCATAACGCACGGCATCTGGTATATGACTATGTGTATGCTTTGGTTTTTCTCGTACAAGTCCTTCTTTATCATCCCACTGATACTGATCGAATTCAGCTAATACAGTAGTGCATGTAGGGCTTATTCTTAATTGTTTGGTTTCTAGTAGTGTTTGCACTCTAGCTATACCGGGTAGTACATCTTTGACGGCTTTAATAGTAGTTACATCGTAAATATACGCTAAGTCGCTTCTAAACTGTGCGGCTGCCGGATCTGTAAATATAGCGTCAATATTCCATTTAGCTATTAATTCTCTAAACGCGGTAACATGATCAGGAGTAGTTTTTTCACTTTCCTGATACTCGTCTACTATATGGAAACAATCTTCAGTTGGCTTATAGATTATTACTACAAACGCGGTAGGATCCTTAAATCCCGGGTCTAGTCCTGCGAATGCTTCGTCTCCGTCGCCTGGTACGTATTCTACTATATTATCTTCTGTAACGTTAAATATCTGGCCTTCATAAGTATTGAAGCTAGCCATGTATTCTTGTTCAAAATACGCTTTAGACATAGATAGTTTAGCGCTTTCTACGTCTTTTTCACTCATTCGAGGATTTTCAGTATAGTCAGCGCGCAAGCTACACCACTCCGGGTATTGCTCGCTCCACCCACGCATGTAGAACTCTGCGAACCAATTGTTCTTACCTCGTGGTGTACTAATGAATATAGCTTTACTGTTTGGTCTATCCAACGTTGGTCGTAGGCTAACGTTGAAGGCTTCTACAGCATCAGCCCCTAGCGCAGCTTCGTCGAATACGATTAGGTTATATGATCTACCAACACAGCTATCTACAGTGCTAAGTGAGCCCATTCTAACAGTGCTGCCATTAGATAGTTCTACAACCTTATCTTTTAAGTTATTTTTATCTACTTCTAGGTCGAAACTACTTATTAATTTTCTCTGTATTTCAAAGCTAATCGAGCTAAGGCTAAAGTTGGGCGACATTATTAGTACATTACAGCCAGGTACTAATAGTACTAATTGTGCGATTATATTAGCTATATATGTTTTACCAAGTCGTCTTGCTAGTGCTGCACATATAAATCTGTATTTGGGGTTGTTAACTGCGTTTATTAGTGCTATTTGAGCACGATTAGTTTGTTCCCACGCGTTCGATTTATTGCCTGTAACTGGATCTGTAGCTGGCAATAGTTTTAAGTATGCTTCAACAGGTAATTTAATAAATCTATTTGCTACTTCAAATTCAGTGATGCTATCAGCATCTACATCGGGTCTACTAATTTCTAGCATGGTCTACAGATTATATTCTTACTAATATAATCTACTCCCCATATATTATCAGGTCTGCCTTTAAAATTATTAGGTCTAAACATTTCGGGCTGATGTTCTTCTATAGTATAACCTAACTCAGTTATATATGCTCGTAGCTCTCTACTTTTCTCAGGTCTATCATCTTCTATATACATTATAGGTTTATGGGCTAATATAGTTTCTCTACCACCACGCAGTACTTCAAGTTCATAACCTTCTACATCAATCTTGACAAATCCAGGGCGTAGCCCTAAGTCGTCAAGCCTTATGCAGCTAACGTTGATAGTGCCTAATTCCGATTTCATACCAATTCCGCAGCCGCCATAGTTGCCATTTCTAGAATAGCTAATACGCGGCATTTTTACCATATCTACTGTATTACCTAGAGCTACGTTCATGCATTTACCACGTATATTCTTACGTAGTAATCCATAAATCTCTGGTTGTGGTTCAAATGCTATTACTTCTAACCCTAAACTTTCCATAGCCATTGACATAAAGCCAACGTTAGCTCCTATATCTAAGCACTGGCCATTAGCGAGTTCTAGAATCTTTAAACATTCGTCTCCGCTCCATTCACCGTAAGCGTAAAGTGATCTACCAATATACGTATCTTTCCCAAAGAACTCACAGGGTCCGTAGGCCGTTTCTGTAATCATCTAATTTATCACACACTTTCTTAATTGTTGCTTCCCATGAACCGCCACTACGTATTACTTTGACGCTAGAATACCAAATGTTGTTTTCTCCCATTGAGCTATCGCCCCATCTATAGTCGCTATCTACAGCTGGCATTAGTACCCAACATGGCATACCTAATGCACCGCACAAGTGTACAATAGACGTGTCTACACTAATGACTAGATCTAATTTGGATAATTCCTCAATAGTTTCGGCCCAACTACCACTTTTTAAAGTTGTGAAACCTCGCGTATTAGCCTCGGTAGGGTTAAGAGTATATAGCTTACCGTAGTTAGAAATAGGTTTGAAAAAACCGGGCTTAGAACTACGATGCATATCATTGCCATGATGAGGATTTCCTGACCACGTAACGCCAATGTCCAGTTTGCCATCTGGTATTTTTCTAATAAATTTGTCATTTAACCAATCTCCGCTAGGAATATGATCTAGAATTTTTCCTAGATTACAGAAAGCTACTCCGTAGTCAGCGTCAGTCTCTTCTGGATCTAGACATGTGTTGTATTTCTCGTAGAAAACTTTTGCTCGGTCGGCACATTGAATCCAGATTTTGTCGGCATAGTTTTCTAGATACTTTAAATATCTACCAAATTGTATATGATCACCGAAACCTTGTTCGGTTAATACTACAATACTAGGAACTTTAGTTTTAAAATCCCAAGCTATTAAATTCTTCTTACTTCTTAATTGCACTGCTCCGCGTTTAAATCTAGCTTCTGCTGTAATCCAGCATTCTTTTAGATCTACGGGTTTATTACTACAATACATTCTAAAAAGTGCTTGATTATAGTTCCACATAGCATCCCAATATACTGGATCTTCCGCTAGTGCAGCTTTATATAATATGCAAGCCGCTTCGTCATCCTCATGCGTATATGCTAATAGTCCTAAGTTATTAAGAGCTTTAGGGTATACTTTGGAAAATCTATTATCAGTATAAGGTGTGCTAGGATCTGCCGCTAGTAAATAATATTTGGCTGCTTGTTCCCAATCTTGGAAGTGTCGATAACAAGTCCCAAGATTTAGTGCAACTTCTTTATATGGATAGTGCTTTACCAGTTTTTTAAATATAGGTAAAGCTTTATCGTGTTTGTTATCGTTTAAATACTTTAATGCTCTAGTATAGCTTTTATCAGTTATTAACATTATTTGCGTTTATAAGTCTCTGAATTAAATCCCCGTAGCGCGTGCCATCGGAGAAACCATCATTAATTTGTACGTTAACTTGATTCTTTACTCCCTGACTAGTACGTAATTTTTCAAGTTCAATCATCCGTGCCATTTCTTCCATAGTCATCTTGTGACTAAGTGCTAGAATATCTACGATATCCTTATTACTACCGATACCGGACTCTTCTAGTTCTTGAAACTTTTTACGAATAATCGTATCCATAGCTTGACGTAATAGAAACCTATTATTGAATCCTACGTTCAAAAATACGCTATCTACGTAGGCTTTTACTTCTCGTCTATTTAATATCTCTGACACGATGTCGGAAGAAATTCCTAAAGTATCTGAAACCTTATGTATGTCTTGTTCTTGGAGAAAACAATTGGCTATCTCCAGAGCTTCTGGCGATATATTCAATGTTTCGGCTGGTGTGGTTGTTGGAAGGTTCATAACTTGGACAAATTAATTCAATATAGGATAATTATACTATCAAGTGAAAATACTATCAAGTGAAAAATTTTTTGTGGTATAATTAGTATTTTGGAATGTTGGATCTAGGCACCCAAAAGTTTGCCGAAAAATCTGTAGATTTAGATTTACTGAAAAATCTGTAGATTTAGGCACCCAAAAGTTTGCCGAAAAATCTGTAGATTTAGGCACCCAAAAGTTTGCCGAAAAATCTGTAGATAGGCCGTGAAGGTGGGCCCAGGTTACATCTTGTTACAAGTAGTCAAATAACCGCCCCCATTGTACCATGTCTGCCTTCTACAGTAAATCATCAAAGTAGTAAAATTTGTAACTAAATGTATGTGTAACAAATTGTAATAATCCTGGACATGCTTCGTAATGCTGTTATACTGTATTCATTGCAACGGAGATCAACAAATGAACACCGTCATTCATGTTAGCGAAGCCGATCGTTCCTATAAGATGGACGCAGAAAGCGCACTGTCGTTTCTTGCTGGTTTCACAAGGGAAGAGCCTGCAAAGATTAGCGTCAAGATGCTTGACGGTACTGCGCATGTCTCTATCACTACCATTCCCAAGCAGAACCGTTGTACTACCTGTTCAGAACGGTTTTTCTGTGAAGGTTGGGTGAGCTGGGGAGTGTTCAATTCTTGTGAGCGCATGTAACAGTAGTTGACGGCGAGATGGTTTTAGCTTATAGTTGATACCATCAACACAAAAGGAACTAAATATCATGACTCTTGCCTTGATTGTTGCCGTTCTAGTTTCACCATACATGTTGGCATTGCTGTACGGTGCGACGCAAGGACTGTTCGACTCGCCATCGGCTGACCCT